TTAAGGAAATGTTCAATCCAATCAGGTTTCATTAATTTGTCCCTAAAAGTAAGATATTTTGACTTATATTTTCCTTTTAAGTCTATAAAATTTGATTTTTCAGGTTTTGATCCGCTGAAAACCTGTGTTAAGATATAAACATACTTAGCTGCAACCTCGTAATTACCAGGTTCTACGCTGAAATCTTCAGCGAATAATTCAGCCTGAAAGCTGATAAATTGTTCTTTGTAGATTGGTGGAGTTGGTTCCTCACCCAACTTTTGACAATCAATTGCATTAATTGCTTTCAATAGTTCAGTTGGGTTTTGAACACATTTGAAGAGGTTGTAGTTCAGCGGGTTAAAGTCATTATAAACAACTTTTTTAAGGTTTGGGAACTGTTTTAGGTCCATATTAAAAAAACACCAAAACATTCCGCCGAAGGTCTCTACATAAACCTCCATATCTTTATCATAAAATGGAACGATCCATTTACCAATCTTACTTTTACCTCCTATGTATGAAACCAAAACTATTATTTTTTTCTGTATTTATTTTTACTACTGATTACATTAATAACCTCATCAAAGATAATCTTTTTTCTATTCAAAAACAAGTCCGTTTCAGAATAAAACCCATTGTAAATCTTTTCAATGTCTGACATACCAGCCCAACCGACGAATTTATATTCTTTATTTTTTGGTCCGTAAAGTTTATTAAGATTAACCCCAAATAACTTATTCATCCTTTTATTCAAAGTTTCTATGAAATTAACCGACCCCCCAACAATTCTCAAGTCACCTCGTTTAGAATTATCTCTTTTGTCTTCGTTTATTCTAATACATCCATCACCATCAAAATATCCTCGTAAAAAATGTCTTTCAAGATTTTCATCAATTTTAGGATAATTTATTGTATAAGTCTTGTTTGGGTGTAATCCAATTTTTTTCAAATCATTTACCATTTTTTTACTTGAGAATCCAATTTCAGAAATTTCTCTGTTATTACTTCTCCATATTTCAACTTCACTATCTAATAGAGATATAAACTTTTTTAATATCTCTTCATCTTTATTATGAATTTTAATATTTAATTTGTATCTATATTCTTTTGGGTTTTCGATCAAACACCCATCGGCAAAAATAAAACCAAGAAAATATGCCTTATCAGGTGTGTCTATCACCTCAAAATAATCTTCATTAAACTTTTTTCTTATCATAATGTTCTTTCACTAAAATCTGAATGAATTTAGACACACTAACATTTTCATTCTTCATTTTATCAAACAAATATCGATCAATACTAATACCATATTTAACTTTTTTGTTCTCTTCATTTTTTTTTGGTCTTCCTGGTTTACTCATATATTATAAATATCATTAAAATTAAAAAAGTGCGTTAAAAATTAAAAAATATTTTTAAATATTTATTTTCAACTTAACAGTAATTAAATTATAGGTATGGAAGAACAAAAAGCAACAGAAGTTAAATGTAGATCTTGTGAAGAAAGTAAACAAGTTCAAAATACACAAAGATTTGTCCTCATTGGTGGTGGTCTATTCTTCTTTTTTGGGGTATATGGTATTGTTTCCGCAATTAGAGACCTTCTTTCATTAATTTAATCCCTCTCAAATTTAACATACTGATTAATCATTAGATCACCTATAGTGTCTAATCTAAACCCTTTAGACTTAACTCTTAATGGGATTGATGTGTCGACTTTTTTCGGCATCTTGATATTCAATTCACCATCAGGGTGTGGAACAACCAAATTACCATCCTTAAGATCTTCAAGTGTTAAAAACGCATTATAAACAAGATGGTTACCAATCTTATCAAAATTGTCTTGTGGTTTTAGATCAATTCTAACCACCAAATCACCGTATGTTCCATTTCTAAAATCTCCCATTCCTTGAAGTCGTAAGAATTGTCCGTTATCTGCACCATGTGGTAATGATATATCAAGACTTTTTATTTCAGGTTTTGATCCTGTACCACTACACATAAAACAAGGGTTGATTAGTTTGTATCCAGTACCACGACAAGTGTCACAAGCCATTTGTATCAACTGAACAAACATTCCTGACCCCATTTGTCGAACAACATTACCAGAACCACCACAAGTCACGCAAGTGGTCTTATCTCCACCACTACCATTACATGGTTCACACATAGCTTGTCTACGATATGATAAAGTATGTTTTTTTGCTCTATATGAATCTAAAACACCAATATTTACGGTAATGTTTGATGTATGTACTGGTTTTTGATTATTATTTGGTCTTCTACCACCAAACATTTGTGAGAACATATCATCCATATTCCCAAATCCCCCAAATGGGTTCTTCCTTTGGATGTCATATTGTTTTCTCTTCTGTTCATCACCTACAGTATCATAAGCCACAGATATCTTCTTAAAAACGTCTTCATTACCACCGGCATCAGGATGGTTTTCTTTTGCCAACTTGCGATAAGCTTTTTTAATCTCATCTTGAGTTGCGGTTTCTGCAACCCCTAATACTTCGTAAAAATTTTCATTATTCATTTATTCGGACAAACTATTATTATTGTTTTATGAATTACCTTGTGGTGTTGTTTAAAAATAAGGAAAGAAAGAAAATAATCAACCGATTTAAAACCTTTGATCGTGCGGACTCCTTCTATAATAAAATGATGGAAGAAAATAAGTCGGTGATTTTTGAAACAAAAGTTGAGAATGCTCGTCCGTGTGATTATGAATTATGTTTACTAAAAAAACATGATAACAATTTTGAGAAATTATTTGTCAAAGATGAGTTTGGTAGACAAATATTGGTTGATCTTGATGATCCTGAATATAAAATCATGAAGGTATCCAAATACAAAGTTCCCGAAAAAATATTTGATGTTAATCAAAATAAAAAAATAACAACGGAAGAGTTCATCAAAAAATACCTACCAAAAAATACAATAAAACTAATATCAAGATTAAATAATAAGGTTGCTGTTCAAAACGATGATAATGTTAAATTGTTTTCTTTAAAGGATGAGGACGAATCTCGTAGGTTTTTGGAAAATCTTAATGATTATTTGATTGATAATGGGAGGGGTGACGCAATCATAGTAATAGAAACCAGTAAGGCACAAAAAAAATATCTTTACGATATTTTATCTGATATGGGGTTTAGTAAACAATCACTTTATAGACGATCAACTACGTATAAACCTAGATAAAAACTTTTTAAGTGGGCTAACAGGTTTTTTTGGTGTTTCTTCTTTTGGTTCGTCAAATTTACTGTAGTCAACACTTTCTTCGTGTATGAAAACATGCTCAACACCTGACATATCAATAGAGAATTTCTTATGTCCTCTGTCAATTTTTCTAAAATTTTTTTGGACTTTCTTGAAATCTTCGTCGTTTAATTCGAAGACACAAATCATCTTTCCTTCAGGAAATAGTGTTTGCATAGCATCAGTAATTAATGCTAAATTTTCTAATATCCCGTCAACACTCTTTTTATCTTCTTCCATAACGTTAGTTTCTCTTTTGGTTTGACAATTTCTTCTTTTCTGAAATCTTTTAGAGATTCGATAAACCGTTGTTTATCTTTATCCAATTCAGTTTTATCTTTCTCAATCTCGTTCTTCAGCCAATCTATCGCCTGTTCCTCTCGTGTTGATAACTTCTTCCCCATCGTCTATTTTTTCTTCAAGTATATCAAATTTTAAAGATTGTAAACTATCAAGTTTTTCTGTTTCGAATATTTTCTTTAATTCGTCAATCTTTTGTTTTAATAATTTTTCTTTTAATTCAATTTCCTTATTGTATGCAACTATTTTTTTGATATTATCAACAGTTTTATTCAATTGTTTCTCATCAAATTCACTAACGAAGGAGAAAAATCTAAAACCATCATTTACCTTATCATTTTCAACAATTTTATCTTCTTGTACCAATCTTTTAGGTATCTTCCAATGATTAGGAAATTCTATATCAATAGTTAGATATTGTTTCAGTTTTCTAACTGAAATTAAAAACTGAAATATATCTTTAAGTTCATTATACATATTATATTATATTTGTTATAAAATAAGTTATCAAATAGGAAATAAAGAAGTAATTGGATATTTTTTCTATTACATTATATGTAATTTGTTTTGGTTCATCGCTCAATACACTAGTGATCACTTTAAAGATTAAATTTACCACGAATACACACGATAATACAAATACAAATAATGATAAAATATCCAATTCCTTCATGTTTAATTATTTTTTTCTTTCCTCAAGAATCTCACCTCTCAATTGTTGAATAAGATTTTTCAAATCTTGTGATGTTTTTCTAGCTCTTGTACCAGCACTTTTATTACCAGCGTAAAACTTAGTTACATCCACACTCAATTGTTCAGTAAGGTCTTTAATTTTTTCTAAAGTTTCCATGTTAACGTAAAAAATTAATGTTTATTATGTATAAAGTAATTACCCATTTTGACTTTGTAAAGGTTATATAATTAGATTTTTGTCCAAACTTTTATATATGTTGAATATCAAATCTAGATCAACTTGGGTAAATGGTTTGTCTCTATTAAATAAGTCGTTGAAGAAAATGTCGATTGAGTTTCTGATTGTTTCCTTATTTTGAGTATAGTAAATTTCCATAAACAGATTAAGGAAGTAATCATAATGTTCTCCTTTTGTTTCGAAATTTATGTTTTCTTTTTGGAAGTTCTCGATCGTTTTATTCCAACACCAATCAAAGTGATTTTGATTATCTTCGGGTGTCATTTGTACTTTAGTCTCGTTAAAGTCATTATCGTACCCTAAATAAGTAGTTTTAATCAATAGATATAAACTGTAGGAGAGATCGTAATATAATTCCATCTTCTCCGGTATAATATTATTAACCCTGAACCAGATATCAACTTGT